ACTGTAATTTCTACAACTTATGGATCTGGTGATGGATCAACAACTTTCAACGTTCCTCAATTACAAGGTAAATTACCACAAGGTTATGATGGCAATACATATAATTTAGCTGGCACTGGTGGAGCAAACACTGTCACCGTAGCTGTAACTAACAACCAAGGAGCAACTAGCACTACAACTCAATCTGTGACTATTACAGGTAATATTGATAATACTTCTTTAACAACAGCTCAATTAGCAAGTCACAATCACACTTTAAATGCTGCAAAACCTCATGATGGTACATCAGGTAATGCTGGTAGACCTAAATCTCCTGGAGGAAATCCTTCAAACCCAATGAATATTAATAACTCAGGTTCAGGAACTGGGCACAATCATTCTCATAACTTATCTGGAACATTAACAGGTAGTATTACAACGTCTTTAACAGGCACAGTAACAGCAGCAGGCACAAACTCATTTTCACCTTATGTGGTGGTTAACTATATTATAAAGCATTAGGAGATATTTATGGCAACACAAATTGTAATTGGAAATGGAAGTCATATTTTAATTGATGATTCTTTTCATATTGAGTGGGCTGATAAAGGTAATGCAATGCCAGCTCTACCTAACACTGTGCACTATGTTTTATGGAATAATCTTCCAGGGCAAAATGAAATTCAAAGTAAAGATGCTTCAACAGGCATGATGACAGGTAACACAAATTTAAGTGCTACAAGTGATGCTGTTGGATCGACAACTATCGCAGCTTTACTTACATGGGCAGAAACTAGAAAAGGTCAAATTCAAACTGCGACAACAGCTTTTGAAACTGCTCAAGCAGATGATCAAACCAATGGTACAAATAACGCTGATGGTAAAACGTGGAGAGATTACGACTCTAATTATTCTTAATCTTCTTCTTTAATATTTTTGTAAGGTCCTTTTAAATCCACATAGTGAATAAATAATTGATGATGCCAATATTCTTTTGGCTGACTAAAAACAGGTCTCCAGTGAGGTATTTCACAACCTTTGTATATAACACCGTCTCCTGATTCTATTACAATGGGAGTGTCCCCCATACACAAAGGCCATTTATAATTTTTATCTTCATAAAAATATTTTAAAGTTATTGATGCACTAATTTCACAGGCAGGTCTGTCTACGTGTTTTTTTAATTCAGCACCACCCAAATAAATTCTATTATAAGAATATATAGGTTTTAATTTTAAATTAGTTTCTTTTTCCATAATAGGTAAAAGATAATGAATTATATGAGTATAAATTTCAGAATTTTTTGAATGACTTGCTGAGGATAAAGGAACATCTTCATCACCTAAAGTAAAATTTTTTAAACTATAAGAAGTTAAAAACTCAACCATGTCTGGTGACAACATATTTTTTACGTATTTGTATTTTTGTTTATTTAATGTATCCATGTTATTATCGCATGCCTATCACCATTAGTCACAGGTGTGACTGCGTGAGGAAAACAAAAATTGCTTGGAAAAACAACTGCCATACCTTTTTTCTTTTCTATTTTATATTTTTCATCAAAAAATAAAAAATCACCACCATTATAATTTTCATTTAAAATAAATGAAATACTTAAAACCCTGGGGTGAAAATCAAAATGATCTATATGCATTTTATACTCACCTTTATCGCTACCTTTGTAACAAAGATGCATATAGCCTGTATCCTCCAAACGTTGCGTTGAAAGCCATTTATGATTAGTAGCATATGTATTTAAAATCTTACCAACTTTTGTAAATATAATATTTTCAAATTTAGGATCTAAAAAGTTTTCATAAACTTTTCTATCGTTAGAAATTTCACCATCTTCAACTTCAGCTCGATTAAACTTTTTAGGATCGTACGTATTTATAATATTGTCACAAATAGTATCATCCAAAATATTTGGAAAACACTCAATAAAATTTTTTAAATTACTCATTTAAAATTTTTCTTAAACCAAAACATTTTTTTATATCTATCTACCCATTTAGTTTGAAGCATGTTTAAAGTTTTTTGATGTAATTTTTCATAAAAAAACCCAGACCATATTTTCCAACTTTCTCTTTTAAAAGGTATAACTTGAATCATAGGATCACCTTTTTTAATTATAAACTGCTCATCTTTTTTTCTTAATAAAAAAGGAAAATTAATTAAATTTATATAAGTATCTGTGTCAACAATTCCTGATATAATTTCAAACCTTTCTTCTATTCTATTCATTGGTTTTATAAATAAACAACTATAACCAGGAGGAGTTTTTATAAGCCATTTATTATGAAATTTACCTGCATTTGATCCAGCTATTTCCTGCCATTGTTTAGGCAACTGTGCCTTATCATGATAGCTAAAATCCTCATTGTTTTTGTTTGCAGGAGTAACAGAAAAATCATTTTCTACAGGATCTACTAGATAATCTTGATCAAAATACATAATATATCCTGCTGTTAATGCATCTAAAAAAGGCATGCATGTTTTTACTGTTGGAGAGTGTAAATTGTTTCCAAGAAATCGTGACGTTTTTTTATATTGGTCAGGCATACATCGAATTGCTGGCTGCGGATGAGGCCATATATCCACCATATCTTTGTTTGTAGCGCAGAAAGTAATTTTTTTATCAAACATTATTTATAAAATTAAAAGACATAGATCTTCTAATTTCTCCTTTTATTTTAGTTTTAAAAGGCATAACACAATGTTGGTGCCCAGCTTCAAACACATAAAAATGACCTACTTCTGGTTCCATCCAAGTGCAATACACTCCATCATGACCAATAAAACCTAATTGTCCGTCGTGAAATTTGTGTGGATCTTTTGCATCATTTATAAATTCTGGAACTTTTAAAAACAAAACAGTTGACCATCCAGATCTATCGTGATGCGTATGAGGAGGATTATATTCTCCTTCTTTCATGTCATTTACCCAACAACTTAAAATATGTAATTTTTTTTCTTCATCAAAAATTCCAAGTTTTTCTGAAGTATCAACGTAATCATTAATACATTCACCAATAGATTTTGCTATTTTTGTTTGTCCTAATAAACTTGTAAATTCTAATTCAGAGTCCAACCTTCCTGCTAATCTTGGACCAAAAGAATTAAGATCTTTTTTATGAGCTTCGTATTTTAAATTAAAATCATCAATTTCATCTAAAGGAATGTCATAACGTTTTACTATTCTTCCAAATAATGTTGTTTGTGCCTTCATCATTGTAGACTAACCCAATATTGAATACTAAATCTTTGTTCTAAAAAAGAAACGTCTTTGTTATCCTCTGTATATAAAGGTGAAATAGCATGTGGAATGTATGAAGGAAAAAGAACCATAAAATTATTTTTATTCTTTACCTCTATTATTTTATTTTCGTCCATAAAAAACATATCTCCTCCTTTTAAAAAGTTCCCTTTGTTAAGTATTAAATTAAAAGTAAATAAATTATTATTCATTTCATCCTTGTGCCAATTATAATAACCACCGTTATTATAACAAATTAAATGTATATCCCATTTTAACATTCTTTGTAAAAATTCAAAACATTCAGGAGCATTTTTTTCCATAAAAAAGAAAAGACCTTTATGTATAAACCATTGATTGAGTGATTCTATAAAAGAACTATTATCTTCTTGAGTTTTATTAGATAACCAAAAATCAAAACCACCACATTTACTACTAAAAAATTCACTATTTATATTATAATTAGTGTTCCAGTTGGGTACATTAAATTTACCTCTGTTGTTTAAAAAATCAGAATAAAGTTCCTCAACTTTGTTATTAGGTAAAAAATTATCACAGGCTATAATGTTTTTTGAAAGTTTATAATAATTCATAGATTCCCAACTTTATATTTAAATGTCGCTATCATTCTTAATTCTGGACAAAGCCTGGACGGATCTCTAGCTAAATGAGGAATAGCGCCATCAAACAATACAGCTCTGCTAGGTCTTGGTAAAATAGAGTCTATTGTTTCTGTTTGCGAATAATAAAAAACAGTTTCTCCTGAAAAATTAACATTCCATTCTTTATTTAAATAAAACATTACAGTAAAAATTTCATTAAATGATTCTGCTCCGTCATCACAATGAAGATCATGAATAGTCCCATGAGTGTATCCACTTGCATAAGCCCTTTTTAATGTAACAAATTCTTTTAAATTATTTTGTTCTATGATTTCATCAGCTTTATGAAATAATATTTTATCCGTTTTATTACTTTTTTTTAATTCTATATTAAACTTTCTGTGATTATTATTCAGACCTGCCCCTGTAAAATTCCAAGCCCTAAGATCTCTGTAATGTGCGTACAATTTGTCTACAGTAAAATCATCAAAAACATTTTCAATTATTTTAAATAAAAATGTATTATCTAATTCATTAGCAACTAAAATAGGTATTATGTTTGGTTTTTTTTCTTTCCATAATTCATCTCTTGATGTGCTATTAAAATAATAAACAATAGACTCGGCTTCCTCCCCTATTAAATCTTTTATTGTTTTTCTCTCTACTTTAAAATCTACATCAAATATGTCATTGCCATAGATACTATGTAAAAGACCTGCATAGCATATATCATCAGAACAGTTTCCTTTTCTTAAAAAATTATAAACATTTATACAATGATTAAGAAAGGTTTTACCGCTATGAGGAATATTTTGTGCTCCTATGGAAAGGAGAAAATTAATACACTTATGATATTTCATTCTTTTTTCTGCCTCTTTCATAACATGATTTTCTTGTCAAGAAAACAATTATAAAAAGATTGCTTGATATATTCTGTACACATGTTTAAATTAGATCTCACCCAAAAATTACAAATCAAGGAGATATTATGGAAAATCAAGAAGTATTGAAGGCTATAGCTACCCTTGCTGATAAGGTGAGCAGATACCACGAACGTTTATTAGCAGTGGAAAGAGACAACGAAAGATTACAGAAAGAATTATTGGCACACAAAAATATACCACATATTCATACTATTGAGGGAAAATCACATAACTCTGATGCGCAAGTAATGGTAACGGGTTTAGATTCTGATGTAGAGTGTGAAGCTTGCAGTGCTTAATTTTTAAAGTTATAGCGACACTGTAAAACTCTTCTTTCTACGTCGGTAGTAACTGCACATACTTTGTGTTTTACTTTTTCTTTTATACATAAAAGAGTATTAGGCCAAGGGGTAGACACTAAAGGAAGACCCCTTCCTGTGTCAATAAGTGTTTCACCGCCCCAATTAGCATCCCAATTATCGTGAATGTAAAGTGAAAAATTTAAATTATATATACAATCGTCATGCCAATTAATTCCTGAGTTTTTTTCGTATTGATAATAACAAGCTACAAAATCATATTTTTTTTCTTTTAATGTTGGTATAGCAGGATGTTCCAATATCAATTTTTGTACTTTTGTAAATAAAGGATCTAATAATAATTTCTTTTGAGTATTTATTAAATTAACTATTTTAACATCTTCTATATTTCTTTTGTTAGTAATTCCATCTTTATCAATTACATAAGAATATAGACCAGGACTCCATGGTTCATCTGATTCACTAGATTTTTCAAGTTTTGAATATTTATAACTTCTAACTTGGTGAAGAATATCTTCAGGTAAAAAGTCTCTTATAATTAAAGCTTTATCGTCAATATTTAATAATTGCATTTATTCGGGAGTTTCACCCAACATATCCGCTAAAGAAGGAGCAAATACTTTTACATCTCTTCTAATTTTTTCAGCTGTTGTAGATGTTCCTGGATTATCAACATCCGCTTGAGCTGCAGCTTCTGACTCGTACTCTGCACCTGTATCTATATTTGTAATTGTGGTTTCTGTTTTTACTTTATAATGCGGAATTCTTCTTCCATCTTCAGTTGTAATGTGACCTAATAATTCAGCAGGTTCAACTATCGGCATCGTCTTTTCTCCAATTTATATTAAAACTAATAATAACTCTGTCATTATTAGAATTATTTGTTTGTACTTCATGTTGTAACCAAGATGGGAAAAAAATCAAGGAATTCTCAACAGGTTCCCATTGTACGCTATGAGCGAGGTGTATAGAGGCTTTTTCTGTTTTTGGGGGTGATAGTACCTCTGACTGTGGTTTAGGCTCTAGAAACACGATATTTCCACACTTTTTAGGAGCTTTCAAATAAAATACCCCTGATAAGTAGTTATATGGGTGTGTATGCACGTTATTTCGTGAACCTGGTGGGTTTATCATACTCCACATTCCCGTTATTTCAGGATTGTAATTATCTTGAACATCCATGTGATTAAAACAATCTTTTGAATATTTAAG